TAGGTGTCATTGCACCTTTGACAACTTCATATTTAAGCGGTCTGTCACCTAGCCTATCGAACATGTTATGCTCTTCCAATACATGCTCAACACCATAGGATTTACCAACACCTGGAGGTCCTGATACAATCATACCTCTTACAGTGCCGTCTATGGCCGCTTCAGTCATTTCATTGAGGATATCAAACCGCTCTTGGATTTCTGTAATACGTTCTTCGTCGGTTTGTTGTGGTTTGTCTTCGCCAACAATAACTGACCCGTCAGTAGCAACATAATCACCTGCTGACTTCAGTTTAATTCTAATTTCTCTGTTGGGGAAGCCTTTTACTTCGTTGGCATCAACAGTGATAAAGCCACCGTTCTTGCCCATTTTGAAGGGTTTGATCAACGGGAATGCAGTATCTGTAACTGTCTTACCGCCGTATTCTCCTTCAAGCACTCTTACTACCTGTTTCATATCTACTCCTTTGTTTGCTCTTTTGTTCAACTTACTATTATATAATAGCATCATTGCAGGATATGTCAACCCCTAATTTAGACATTTTTTGCAATTTTTTCAATTTTTACACGATTTATCATGGTCTCCATGCAATTTGAATACTTGCTTTTTGATTGTGTTTTGACAAATCCTGTAACTGTGATTGTGTTCCCTTCTAGAATGCCTGTTACATCAGGATCCTTACTGAACCAAAATTTTACAACGTTTTTGTCGCTTTCTAAACATGTGATCATGTGTACATCCATTTTTTTGATGAATGTTACATCTAGCACTTTTAACGTGAATTGGCTTCGTTTGTTTAAAGTACCTACTACCTCACTTTGTCCTATAAGCGAATCTAGGGTATCTTTTACACCTTCACGTTTTAGTGTATGTCTTAGGCTGTTTGGCAAACTGGCCGCTACTGCAACTTTATATGTGTCACATGTATCACCAGTCACCAATCCTAATACTGCATTGTCAAACTCGCTTAAATTTGCACCTAATTTTTTGAATGTCAAACTGCTACTGAAAGATTCTTTGATCTCATTCGCTTTTGCTATATCCACATCAGTAACATCAACAGGATTATCACCTATCAAATGTTTCATAATTGTTGTTTTATTATCACTGACAATAGTACCATCTTCTTTGGTATATCCTTGTCCACTGCGAATAAAACCTTGAATTCGATCTACTGCAACCGCAGTAGCCAATACGTCATTTGTTGGAAACTCTGCTTTCAACTTAACTCTCCTTAGATATGTTTGCTCCAAAATTCACCCCACATTTCATCGACACCTTCTTCTATTGTATATGTGTCAATGTATCCTAGCATATTTTCACTAGCAAAAATTTTATTTGCTTTAGCATATGCTTCTGTGATGTGTTCACATTCGCCAATTACATCAGCGACTTTATCCCAGCATTTCTCTTCTAAGTCCATGCATAGTGCTTTTACTTGTCCCATATTTTCTCCTACTTGTTAATTATGTATACAGTATAGCACCAAGATATCATGCTGTCAACCGAAAAAATACCACAAAATGTAAGGAAAATTATAGGCCTAGATCTTCAAGTCCGGCCGCTCTAAGTTTGATTATGTTGTTTAATTGGAATTGTTTGGCATCTAGTGCTTTTGTAAGTCCAATATATTTGTTTCTTAACAGGGCAAATTCATTGATTAAATGTGTTAAGTCAACAACATCCTGCTCTCCTTCAATGTATTTTTCTACATCTCTAGATGTAAGTTGCCTGTTATAGTGTTCTAAAAATTTACGATATTTTGAACTACGGAGTTTTCGCAGTTCAATATTAAGATGTTCTAAGATTGCTTCTATTTCTTGTAGTTGATTAAAACGGTGTTCTACAATACCTGGCATATCACGACTATTTTTTTCAACGTTACCTTTGAGAGTAGTCTCTATTCTTGCTTGATCTAATTCGTTTTCAAAATGATCAATACATGAGACTATCTCTCCTAGGTTACCTTGTACTTTTCTATACCAAGTACTCATTCGTCAAAACCCAAATTATCTTCATCTACTTCTTCGGTCCAATCGTCATCATTTTCGATCATTTCTAATTCAACCATTGCTGAATCGATACTTGCATCATTGCCATATAAATCATTGGCCATATGTTCAACATCATAATGATCTTCGGCCGCTCGTAAAAAACTACTGGCCGCTTCTACACGATCTTTTTTGGGAATCGATGCACGAACTGAATACCACAGTTCTAAAAGTATTGTAGCATCATGATCCATCATGCTCATCTACATCTCCACTTGTTACCATATCAGGATCTACTTCTGGTGGATCCACTAATGGAACATCATCATTGGGTGCTAATTCACCAAGATCAGTGCTAGCCAAATCTAGCATAACCTTGTCAAACATTTCGTCTGACCAATTTTTTCTATACTCTAACATTTCTTCGCCGTTAGGTCGTGTGTACTTATAACGGTTGCCTTGCTTAACAAGTAAACCTGTAGATTCCATTAAATCAAATAATCCACTATATGGATTCATTCCTGTTTCATATGGAATTTCTACTTGTACACTTTCAAATGGTTTGGCGTAACGTGTTTTCATAACTTTACAGGCCGCTCTAATACCATGTACTTGGCTGGTTTTATTTCCGTCTGCGTCTACTTTTAATTTAAGTTTTCGCATAGCAACAACAATACTTGAAGCATAGATAAAACCTTGACCACCGCTGATCTTGTCATCTGGATCAAACATGTCCTGACTTGCATAGGTATGGTTTGTAGCAACAAGACCTACATTGTAGTCACCAAACATGTTTACACAGTTACGAACCAATGCCGTAAGCGCCTTTGGCTTACGACCCATATCACCCTTCATATCGCCTTTTTGGAATTGATCAACATCTGTTGGCGTAAGGAGCATTCCAAGACTGTCAATTACAAACAGTACTTTAGGACGATCTTCGGGTTCTTTGTCTGCATAATTTGTTTTGTATTCTTTCATAAAGTCAGAAACAACTTTAGCAACATCATCTATCATTGCTAAATTCATCTTCATCAACTTTTCTTCTGAAGTATCAACGTTTAATGCAGAAAGCCATTTCTCATCAAGTGCATTTTCACTGTCAATTAAAACAACAAAAATACCTTGGTCTTGTGCCGCCTTAATTATATTACCACTAGCAATATAAGATTTACCAGCACCTGACTCACCTGCTAGGACAGTAACTTTGCCTAGCGGAATTCCTTTTGTAAAATCTCCGGAAATTAATTTATTCAACACAAAGTTTCCTGTTGAAACCCATGTGTCAGGATCTCTAAAACCAATACTCATTCCGGGTACTGACTTGGTAATAGTTTTCCTAAATTTACTTACATCAAATGGTCTTGCCATATGTTTATCTCCATATTAGAACTAGGGAGACCTCGCTGGTTACCGAATGGAGGTTTTTGCCGGAAACTCCCTAGTGTTAATTATTAACCGCTTTTTCTATTGCGGATCATTGCCAATATATCTTCAGCACTTGGCTTTTTATCACCTGCATCTGCACTTGCTGACACAGGAGTATTTGCTACTGCTGGAGCAGGTTCTGGTGCTGGTGCTGGAGCCGATTCAACTGCTGGAGCAGGTGTTGGCTCTGGTGCTGATTGGGGAGTTGGCTTTGCTGGTGCAGTTGTGCCAGTAGGTTTACTAGCATTATCATACTGCATACCTGCAGGTTTATAAAACTCTCCAAATCTATCAGGATCATAAAGTTGTCCATCTACTGATGCTTCAAACATCTCATGAATTGCTTTGAGTTCGCTATCATTAGGACGTTTCGGCATAAAGTCATTTAATGTAAATAGACCATTAGTTTCGATTGCTTTTCTTTCTGCTTCGTTAAGACTACGTTCACGTCTTGCCCAATTAGAAGTAGAATAATCAGCATACTGACCTTTTTGAGTTTTAGTCAATTTAAAATCAGTACCTTGCTCATAATCAGTCGGAATCTCAGGAAAGTCTGGATCCATAAGTGCCGCTGAAATAATCTTATAGATACTTGGATTGATAATAAACCTACGAATAGGATTCTCTGGTGTAGAATCTTCTGCTAGTGGATTGTCTACTACAAAACCTTGAAAGATGTAAGAACGTTTCTTCCAATATTTACGACCTTCTTGTTCAAGACTTGGATCTTTAAACCAAGGACGTATTTCTGCATGTACTGGACATGAATCTCCCCACATCTCAACACAAGGAACATTTACTGTTACTGCACGATGTTCGTCTTGTCCTTTGATGCCAGGAAAAGGCATACGAATCATTTGTC